CCCACGGGACTAGTTTGTCTGCTGCTGTGATAGCGGCAGTCATCCAAGAACTCTCAAACGTCAAGTTGCCATTGGCATCCAGACGTAAGAACTTAGCGTTGTCATCACGTAGGGCTACAATCATAGTCTCATAAGTAGCGGCCACTGGTGGGAACCCAGGCTCAATCTTCGTAGCCTCAGTGCCTGCCTTGTTGCCAAAGCATTGCCAGTTGAGTCCGTCGTCCGTATCCATAACCCAAACCGCACAGTCATCTGCTGTACCAGTTGGGGTTGCTAATACGTTCACGGCACCGTTATCAGTTGTTACATCGGTAAAGCCAACTTCGACTTTACAGGCTGTAACTGCGTCTATGCTAAGCCGAACAGCTATGACAGCGTTCTGGGCTCCAGACCAGTTCAGCTCGGGTAGGGCAATAAAGCCATACTCCTCAGTTCCTCCCGCTCCAGTCGAAGCGCTCAGTTGAGCTACACCGTTAACCTGGTCAGCGAGAATAGTAAAGGTACCATCATCGCCAGTGTTAAGTTCATAGACACCTGGTGCGGCACCACTGCCTCTCATTTCATCACCAAGGAAGTCATCAAAGTAGTGTACCACGTCCCAAGTGTTGTGCTCTAGGAATGGGTACAGTCCATCACGACCACCACGCACGCGCTTTAGATGGGCGCGCGACCTTACCATTTGAATAGGGTCAGCCATTAGTATTTACCTCTACGAGATTTGGGTTTAGATTTTATTTGTTTACGGGCAGAAGCAGCTTGCTTCTTCCCTTTTGCTGTGTATGGGAAACGTTTGTTACCAACCTTAGGCATTTAGGGCCTCCTTCAGTGTTAGCCTTTGTTCAGTTGAACCCCGAACTAGCTTACTCGGAATCTCGATGCGAGCAGGCTTTGGGTCACGGAATTGGAAGAGCCCTTGTACCCTATACTCATGACGGTCTAAAAGGATGAGGCTTGTATCCAAGTCATGGGCTGTAAACGGGCCACCAACACTTAGTTTGGTGACTAGAGTCCAGCCCTGCTTGTCAAGCATATCAACAAACTTGTTGCAGCTTTCACGAGTTATACCTTGGTAATGGCCCATGCTTGCGTCACGTGGTACCTTAAAGGTGCCTGTCTTAACGCGCCGTGGGTCGTTACCACGAGCAGCATATCTTTGGTTAGCCGCCGTTGTGTCTAATTGAAACTCATCTAAACGTAGGGAGTCTATAGGTCAATCCTCTCTAGCTCACTTTCAAGACAACCGTCTTTACCGTAGCCCTTAAAGAATACTTTGTACTTTGTCTCTTGCTCTCTTTTAGTAACGTACATATAGTTTAGTACAGTACCTAATGGAGTAGCGTCGTCTGGGCCTAGGTTTAAGCCATGTCTAACTTTATTCTCTAGCGCAGAGCCAGGTTTCGGCATGATAATATCATCAGCTTGGAACCCAGCGGCTGCACGCCCAGGGTACTTTAGGTCTATTACCCGTTTACGAACATCGTCCACTGACCCTTCAAGTAACTTGTCGGGTGTAACTGTACGATTCAGACCTTGAGGGGCTGCTAGCGAACTAGTCAGCCCGTCAACGGTTCGTGCTAGACCAATTATCATTTCTTCTAACTGGTCTATTCGGTCTGTCTTTTTAGCCGTCTTTGGCTGAGTATCCACCAGCTCAGTGGTTTCACTACTTTCCACCATAAGGTTGTTAGGCTCCTTTCATAAATACGCCGTGGTCGTCCCTGATTTCCTGTGTACCATAAAGCTGTTCGATAACAACCTTGTCAACGATATAATCAATATCGAATTGGTGGTAGGTCTTCGGGGAAATTTGCATAACCAAGGCGAGGGCTTCCTTCTGGAACATGCCATTGTCGTGACCAGCGGCGTTAGTACCTTCGACGTTTACCGAACGATAAATCGGCATCCCCATGAATGAGGCGACGTAGGCTTTCTCTAAGCCGGTCTCACGACCTGGGCCGTGGATAGACTCGTAATCATTGTGGACGAAGCGGTCAAGCTTCAACAGACCCGTCTCTTGGGCGGGGCTGACTATCATTACACGACTGTCCTGTGGCGCATCTGCATCGTCCAGATACTGCCTAGAACGTAGGAGTTCGTCATCGGTTAATTCGACGGCGAGGGTTCCAACGGTCTGACTGAAGTTGTCTACTAGACCTGCCAACACATCGTCAACTGCCAAGGCCAAGGCATAGCCCAGCTTGCCAGCATAGAGTTTGAGTTGGTCACGGTTGTTCTGTACACGGGTAATGTTCTCTAAGGCAATAGCCGCATATTCATGTGTACCAATAGAGATATCCGTGTTTGATTCAGTGACTGTCTCGTACGTTACGGCACCGTTAGTGCTCTTAGTACGAGCAGCAAGGTTACTCACACCAGGGATATGGATAGTGTCCCCAAAGGATAACCCACTTTCAAATTTACGGTCAACCAAGTTAGCAAATACTAATTGGTTCTCCCGTGCCACGATAGCCTCCATACTCCAGAGTTCTGGAATAAATACATCAGCCGTCGTATTATCTATAAATTCTGTTGCGCCTGCTGCCATAATGTTCTCCCATTAATTTTTCATTTGGTCGTAGACTTTATCTAGCTCTTCCCGCATCCCTTTAACACCAAGCTTAATTGGGTCAAGGTTTGCGACATCCTGTCGAGTGAATCGCTGACCACCTCCTACCGAAGAGCCCGTGTCTACGCGCCCGTGCTCTTGTCGGTCTTTTAGAATCGCCTCTTGTATTTGGGATTCTGTTGGTTCATTAAACGAATTAGGTGCTAAGGCCTCCTGGGTAAGTCGCCTGACTTCCGAAAGACGCTGTATGTCTCCCGACTGATTGACCTCATCTAATAGCCTTCGAGCCCCATCTAGCCTATCGTCTGACGACCAATCTACATCGTATTCGTCAAGTAGGCTATTTAGCTCGCCTTCAAACTGAGCAGCGGTTGTATCATTTCGACGTTGGTCTTCGAGACCGCGCATCGTTTCGCGTGTACGCTCCACTACACTTTCATCCCCAAACGAACTTGTCGTTTCAAGTAGGGATTGTAGTAGTCCTTCAGCCCGCTTTTGGCCTGCCTCTAGCTCAGCTATCCTCACGCCAGTATCCTTAGCTTTAGTAAGGTTGCGGTTAAACTTCCGTTGGAGCTTTTTGTACTCTCCTTCCCAATCTGCATCTCTACCTTGTGGGGTATCCACAGTTTCTTCGTCAGCCATAATCCTCCTCTGTGCGTTATCCCGACCCCGTGCGGGGGGTTCACTTTACGGGTTTCCGCTCATCAGGGGTGAGTCTAGTCGCACACCAAACTCAC